TAACCAACCACGCAATAGATTCAGCGTTGTAAGCATTGTTATTTTTTAGAATAAAAGGATCTGATTCTAAATCGTTATATGGGTAATTTGGGTAATAGAAATCTTGTTCCTCTCTTGTATACTTGTTTACGTTTCTAAGCATACCTTTAGCAACAATAGACTTATTGGTACCCCTGTTACCTCTTACTATCTTAAATCCAACTATATCACTTTTTTGATCCGATGTTAAATTAGAAGATGCTATTAATGATGTTATTTGATCATTGTTTATTCTTATTCCAATTGGAAAAATAGCATCATCACGTAACTCAGGCTGAATAAGATTAAGTCTTGGTTCAATATTTGGATCAGTTGGACCTGTAGTAACGTTTGCAAGATAATCTATATCTACTCCAAATTCATCTCTAAACACTGCTTTAAATACCCAACTTACAGCAACTTGAGAAAGAAGAACTAGTTCATCAGAAAGAATTTCTACTACATATTCACCATCTGGAAATTCATCTTGGTAACCATTTTGGCTTCCATAAATATATCTTTGTCCAGAACCATTAGGTAGAGAAGCTACTACATTTCCAGTAGATATATCTATTACTCTTGCAGAATATGTACCTCCAGAAGGTACTGAAACTACTAAACGAACTCTTGGATCATCTGTTCCAATGTCATCTCCTCCAAAATCTATATTTACTATAGATTCATTAAAAGTAACCCAACCTGGATCTGGACCATTAAATTGTACATTAGATTCATCATAAATCACAGTTAGCCATTCTCCATCAACAAAAACTTGATCACCTTCAATTTCAGGATCCTCATTTTTTATTATTGGACCATTTTCAATAATTGGACTTACTAATACATCTGGGAACTTATGATGTCTAATTTTTTGCCCTGCTAAATCTCCCCATACATCATCATTACATGGGTACTCTTCTATAGATTCCCAGTAAGCTAGTTCACCGTATTGATAAGGACCTTTATAGTTTTTAGCATTTGGATTATATTCATCAGAAAAATCTATTACAGATCCTGTATTGTAAATCTTCCACCATGGTGAGTATCCAACTGTTCCATCTTCATAATCTGGTTCCCCAATAAAATCATCATTAGTAGTTGGAACATCTGGTTGATTCTCATTATCATTTTGTATTCTACCAGGAATATGGAAACCATCTGTCTGTTTACCGTTCTTTAATAAGAATACTATCTCAAATGCATACACCTCATCACGCATATATCCACGTAAGTTTGTAGCATTTAGTTCATCTGAGTAATCTTCGTTTGGTGGTATTCTGTAAGTTTCCCATTGAAAAGTTATATTACTTGCAATTGATTGATAGTTAGTTCTATCTATAGATGTAAGGTTATCCCATACAATAACATCTTGCACAGCTGTAACATCTTGAGCTATGTCATAGTAAGGAAACTTCTCAAATATGTCTAGTATGGCTAATTTTGTAAGAGTTTTATCTGCACCTGTATATGTTATTTCTTTTATAGACTCTTCAACATTATAAGTTCCAATAAGTTCTACTGAAGTTATATTATTTATTGTCTTAATTACAGCTAGGTTAAAGTATTGAAACTGTCCTGTTAAGTCAAGATTAGACACTTTTACAACAATAGACTTCCCTACTGGAAAATCAAAATTTACTGATGTTGTAAACTCATCAAAAATAGGAGTTGGATTAGTTACAGAGTAATAAGATGTAAGCTCATTACCTCCAGCATCCGAATATTGTACAGCAAATTGATACGTACCAGCAATCAAATCACCTGTACTATTTACTTCTATAATGTCTAATTGAGGAATAGAAAAGTTTGGTTGTATTTTAAGTTGATTACAATCTAACTCATCACCATATACAGGATCACAACTAGGGGTTCCACCTATAAGTTTGTATGGAATGTTTTCAATATCTAAATACCTTCTTGGATTAAATCCATCTGTCCAGTACATCTCAGTTGTACAATTAGTTATTCTATGTACAACTTTAGGAATAGGATGTTTTATATCAAAGTTTAAACAAGGAGCATTTACTAAAGTTTGGTATTGACAATCATTATTGTCCATAAACCCAATCTCACTCTGACCTAGTATAGAATTTACTAAGAAGAAAACGTGCTTTCTTTTTTCTTGAATGTAATGTTCACCAATAAGTTTATAACCTTCTGGAAAGTTAAGACACAATTCATTACCAAGCTCATTTTGATAACTTACAGAATTATCATCAAAGTTCTCAACAGCAGCATTTAAAGCATAAGTAACCTTACCTTTTCCAACCTGACTAACAGAACTGTCTAAGTTTAAACCTGCTTGGGCAGAAGCTGGGTTCATTCTAATGTTACCTAACTTTTTTTTATTTTTCTTATTCTTCTTAGCCATAGTTCTTAGTTATTGCGTCTTCTACCATATCTATTAGTACGGTTAGGAAGTTCATACTTATTGAACCTATTCAAGTCTTTTTTAATTCTTCTTTGCTTCTCCCAAGATGTTTGCTTCTTAGACTCAGTACTAGCCATAATCCAAGCTTCATCACTAAGTTGCTTATAGTAAGCTAACTTTGACTGTAACTGGTTAAAGGTTTCATCATTGGTTTGATTAGTGAGGGTTTCAAAAACTTTGTACTTTATAAATGCCTCAACATATTCTGAAATTCTGTAGTTGTCTGGTATCATTTGATTACCAGTATCGTCATAATCTGTAGAATAAAAGAGCAAATGGATTACAGCATGTCTAAAGTTCGTTACAAATTTATTGTCTCTAATATCGAAGCTATCATAGCTTGATGAGCCAGGAGTAAACTCACGAACAGGTGGTGCAAAGTTATTCCAATCACTTCTGTAATTAACATCACATTGACTTCTTGCAGATATATTCCCTGGTCTAAGTAAGTAATCATATCTATATGATCTAGCAATCTCATTGTTTGTCTTGTATACAGCTTGAACTAATTCAGGCATACACGTACCATCACATGAAGGATGTTGACATTCAGAGTTATTACAAGGAGTACCACCTATAGTTAGTGGAGATATTTGTATAGTTGTTGCATTTGCAGCTTGAGAGTAAAAAGATGTTGCAGAAGGGTAAGGGTTTCCTGGAACCTCTGCACACATCCAAGCCTCTCTAACAGCATGAAAGTTATCAGGAAGCCTTGCTTGAAAATCTTCTACAAACAAAACTTGCTCATCTATCTTATAACTTGTTTTACCTAACTTGTTTAAGCACTTATTTAAGTATGTTGGGAACAACAAATCATCTACTGCTCCTGTATCAAAGTAAGACTTTAATTCTTCCTTTACAGTAGCATAGATAGGTTCTGGTGAAACAAAATTATATTTATGATAATATGACATCTCTAAAATCTTTTAGTCCATTCGTTATATATATGTTGGTACTTTTTATCAGTGGTCACATAATGTGATAATAATCTAGACGTTACTCTTGTAGGTTTAAAAAACCAACAAGCTGAGTGTCTAAATCTCGCACTCTCTTTAAACCATATCCATCCAAAAAAGTAACCTTCTGTATGGTAGTTAAAGTTATAAATGTACTTACCTTTCTCTTTTGTTTTTTTCCAATCGATAGGTAAGTTTATAAAATCTTTTTCACTATTAGATTTTATCTTTTTTCTTTTCTTCTTGTTTATTGAAAACTCTCCAAACCCACAAGGTAATTTTTCTCTCTCTCCTGTTTCTAATATATGGTACTTAAACTGTTCATTAAATTCATACACTATATTTTTCCACTCGTTAAAGTTTAAATCTATAAGTGGATTCTTTTTGCAGAAGTCTTTGTAATTGTCTTTACTTGCACTTCTCCAGTCTACAGGAACTCTTGGCATTTAGTTTAATTTGTTGGTTGAGCATTAGGTGCTTGACCATCAACTCCCTCGTTACTCATATCTGACTTTATGTTAAAATATGTACCTAAGAGTTTTGTAGATGTCATAGCTAGTGTCTGTTGTTCTAGATAGCCAGGAACAAAAGACTCTCTATCTAATGGGTTCATACAATATTCATCTAGAGTGTAACTTGTTCCACACTCACAATCTGGATACATTATTTGTTTAGTTACATCTTCCTCAAATAATGCTACAAACCTTACAGTCTGTAACAAAGGATTATTCACATATAAGTATCCATTAGATATCCAAAAATAGCTTTCCTTTTTAATAATAGGAAGCTTTAATAAGTTTAAATATCTATTTATAGTAATTTCTTTTATTTTAGTACCGTTACCTCCCATAGCGTTTATAGAATAAACACCTTGAATAACATATTGATAGTTACCTTCAGATATTCTAGGAAGTTTGTATTTTGATCTAGATACTGTACATGGATCAGTATAGTCACAACATTCAGATATTGGAACCTCTATCATTTCTAAGCAAGGTATTGTAGTAAACAATGTATCACTTGCCCAGAGTCTTCTTAAGTTAGTTTCCCTCTTAATTAAAGTTAATGCATTGAGTTTAATTTCAGAAGCAATTGCTCTATCAGTTATACGTGCATCAGTAGATAAGATCTTATGTGTTGATCTTATATCTGAAACTAATTTTCTCAATGTTGCCATAATTATATCCTTTCTTCAAATTCAGCCACCTTACCTACTTTAAAATCGTAAACTAAAGCTAGAGCAGCTCGTACACTGTGTACAAAATTATTATCTTTATGCCATCTATCTGTTCCAGATAAACTAGGCATTTGTTGTATCCTAACCCCTTTTATTTCTTTTGCCATATAGTGATGCTTATCGCCTGTGTGAACTTCTCTATATGTAGCATCTCCAAACCACTTACTATAAGTTGGATGTGTAGCAAATAATAAAGGTAGAGCATCAATCTTACAGTTACCATGATGAAAACCAATAAATGTATTACCAACTACAGTTGCCTTAATCAAACCTTCTTCTCTAACAAATGATATATCATTATCTTTTTTAAAAAATACATCTAGTGCATGAGCTAAGTAATATGACTTAGTTCTATCGTGATTACCTTGTACTAAAATAACCTCAACATGTTTAGAATTAGCCTTTAGCATTTTAATAGTATCTACTAGAAGATTAAATCCCATCTCATACTCTGATGCATAATCTAGTATTATATCTTGAGGAGTACCATTAGTTGTAGTGTTTTGATAATTATCTGTATGAAAAAAGTCATTAGATATAGGAAACACTACTTTATTTATATTGTAAATAGATCTAACTTTATGAGTTAAAGCTTCTGCTATTTTCACAAATCTATTAGCTCTAGTTTGTGGATCATTATCACCATCAACATATCTCTTAGCTAAATGATAATCTGATAAAGATAACTCAATGTCTACAAGAGATTTATCACTATCTATCTCAGGAGCATGAATAGGAATGTAGTTTGATTTATAGTTATTTAAGAACTTACTAAAGTCATCAGCTGTATAATCTGATGGACCTTTTCTTTTTGAGAATATAGAAGATGTAAACTTACCACTAGGTAACATCTTAGACCAATAGTTTGTAATTATATACTCTTCTAAGTTTATCTTATGAAGCTTTGCTAATGCTAAATGGTCTTTAGGTTCGTAGTCAGATGTAATTGTACTTTCAACAGTACCTTTCTGCAGGTTAACTTTTTTTACACTTTCAGAGTTTTTATGTGCATCTGAATAAAATTTGTAAGAGTTAGAATCTCCTTCTTTAATTTCTTTTATAAGTTCATCTACTTCATCTTCTGTAATGTTTAATTTTTCAGCATAGAACTTTTTACTTTTTTTCCACTTTAATAAATTTTTTAATTTATCAAGTAATGTTGGATCATTAGTCATGTTGTAAGAGTTAAAATATCGTAAAGATATAAAATTTATTTTGCATATCTCGAAAAAATTTAGTAACTGCGGTCATCTTTATAATCAACTTAGTTATAAATAAAAACTCCCAAGGGCTATTTGCCCTCAGGAGAAAACCTTGTAAAACCAACAAAACAAGGTTTTTTAATTAGTTTATTAAGTAGCCTTTGCTTGTATCACTACCCACTGAGTTCCATCAGACCAAACTTTAATACCATTAAATGGTTTATTTAATGTATAGAATCCAGGATTTATATCTCCATCTATACGCTCACCAACAGGTGCTAATACGTGAACTTTATCATTAGCAGCTAATGTGCCATCAGATATAATTTGTATTGTTCTATAAGGTAATGTTGTAGCTGAAGGTAATGTTAAATTATATGTACCTGATCCTCCTGACCAACTTAAATAAATAATATTTTTATCATCAGAATAAGATAAAGAACCTCCTGCTGAAGCTGTTATTAAAAAAGGTGGTTGAGTATTAATTTTGTTGTTTGCCCAAATAAATAATTCAGATAAAAGTACTTTTTTAGATTTATCTGAAGTTATATCTACTATGTACAAAGGATCAACACCACTTAGTTCAGTTGATAACATTGGGTCTAATTCTGTTAATTTATCTCCTACTGCCATTATTGTGTTTTTATATAATTAGTATTTTGTTGCTCTATTGGATCTCCTGTTTGTAAAAGTAGAAATGGAATAGTTATAGGTATGTCAAGTTCTACATTACATAATTTTGTTGTAGATAATGCTTTTACAATAGTAGTACCATCTGGTATATTAGCACTAGGAAAACCGTCAATTAAAGCTTGTCTAGATACATTAGTTTCAAATGCTGATAGATAATTATCTACATCTGAAAACAATAAGAAGTTATCAGCATCTGCTCCTATAGTTGTTATTTGTATTATTCCTGTCATACTATAAAGGGTTACATGTGGTATCTAAGTTACAATCACTTATTTGTTGAATTTGATTAGTTACACCATCAAGTTGGAACACTCTAAATGAAGCTCCTGATTGAGTAGTTGTACTTGTGTTTGCATAAGCATACCATCCTGCAGCTAAAATAGTTCCACTTATTACATCACCTACTGCTAAGTTTATAAATGTATTACCACTAAGTGTAGTTGCTGCTTTTCCTATAGTATAATTGTTTTGACAGAAGTTTGAACAAGTTGTTTGAACAGCTGTAGCTGAAAAGTATAGTCCAGGAGTAACAGCAGCTGATACAGAGTTAGAAAAGTAAAATTCTTGTACACCACCTTCCATAACATAAGATGGGGTCATTGGAGTTATTAACTCATCTGTACAATTTGGATCTATATCATTTGGTTGGTACCAAACATTATTTAATCCAATTTTGTTTGACACCTCAAAAGTTCCTGTCCTAAGACTAGTTAACGTTGCATTCACAATTGATCCAACACTTACAATTATTTGACCAGCATTAAAAAGATCAAACTGACTTATTGTACTATCTACAGTTGGAACACCATCAACAGTCATTGAAAGATTAAGTGTTCCAATTTCTGTAGGAGTGTTAGTTTGAAGTGACCATTTAAGTGTAGCTAATGGATTTGTAGTAGTAGTAGTGGTTGTTGGTGCTACAGTAGTTGTGGTTGTTGTTGTTGGTGGAACTGTAGTAGTAGTTGTTGTGGTTGGTGGAACTGTGGTTGTTGTTGTGGTTGTTGGAGGTATAGTTGTTGTACTAGTTGTTGTACTTGTACTTGTACTAGAACTAGTTGTTGTAGTGGTTGTTGGTTGACATATGTTCTTTATAATTATAAAAGTCTTGCATGTTACTCCATTAGATTGAACTTTAACATAGTCTGTTCCATCTGGAGGAGTTGTAGTATATCCAGGAGATATAAACTCAGAAGCATTAATACCTGTTTCAAAAGGTGTAGTATATCCATCTACATCTGAATATAAATCAAATGGACCCACTTGAGATCCAGCTGGTATAACTAATGATATTTTTATTTCTGGTTGCATATGTTTTTGTTTTATGCTAGTTGTAAGTCTATATAATTAACGCAATCTCCTAAAGCCTGAACTCTTACTTCTGTAGCATTATCAGGAACAATAACCTCAGTTCCTTGTAATAAAAATGCTACAGGTATATTTACACTTACAGGACTTATAAACCCATCACTATCTGAATATATATCAAATAAGGAAGTGTCTGATCCTGCTATTGTTAATGTTATTTCTACTGTCATTTTTTTAGTTTCTTTGTATTATATCTACAGAAGAAAGATTTAAAATATTTTACCCAACTCCCATTATAAACTTTATTTACAACGTTAACCTTTAACATTGATCCGTAGTATATAATTGTTGTTAGAGCTACTATTGTAGCCAGTAAGTCATTTCCTGCCATTATCATAAGTGATATTAATGCTAATTCTATTTTGTAATACATTTATTATTTCTTTTTAGTGGTAAAATTACCAAGTGTGTTTTGTACAATTTTTGCAAATGCAATAATCTCACCCCATAAAAAAATAATCCCAAGTGATGTAAACACTGTATTATTTAATCCCCAATGTAACTCATTATCTGATATTAGCAAAGATGATAGTGCTGGACCATAAAGTCCTATTAGTAAACATATATGGCCTAAAATAACAGCTAACCACTTTTTATATTTTTCTATAAATGATGACATTTTCTTATTTTTTACATTTACAATTTCTAGGCTTTTCTTCTTCTCCTCTAACATATTTAGTTTGGCAACCACATGGCCAATTTAAATTAACGTTATCACATTTAGGATTTACAGGAAGGAAAGCATCTTTGTTATCTTTACAACTCATAATACTAAGGTATGTAAATTATATAATAAACTCCTGTACCTGGTTGATAATTATCATGTCCTTGGTTACCTCCTGTTGGATTAACTGTAACACCGTGCGAATGTGTTCCAGCAGGCTCAGTTTCTGTAATATCAATAGAGTTAATATCACTAGTAGTGGTAAATCTTTGTGCAGCTCCAAGACCAGAAGAGATTGATGGAACAGGATTTTCAAATCCGTGTACATGATCTGGTACAGGGTTTGTTGAAGCAGTGTGCCCATGTGAAGGAAGCTGATTTTCATTTAAAATAACCTGATTACTACCCTTACTTTCTCCTAAGACATAACCTGGGTTACCATTAATTCCTGGCTTTACAGCATTGTCAAGTCCTGCTCCACCCATTCCTGAAGTAGTTCCAACTAGAACTCTACCTCTTAAATCAGGTGTACCATTAAAACCATTACATAAGAATATTCTATCCCAATTACCTAAACCTGCCCCAGAAGCATCAAAATTACTTAATGGTCCAAAATATCCTGTTATAGAATAAGGAGCCATTCTATTACTTATTAATTGTTGACTAGGTTGTGTAGCTAAATAGTTTGCTATGTAAGTATTTATATCAGATATCTTTACATATGTTGCATCTACAATAGCTTCAAATGCACTTTGATCAGCTATAAGTAAACATAATCTATTTATTACAATTTGTAAAACCTCATGAGTATTAGAAGTATCTTCAGGTGATGCAAATAAACATTGTAAATCGTATGGGGTGTTATTGTTTTCACCCTCAACAATTGTTAATCTAGAATCAAGAGCACATGAAACATCTATTAATGCATTAAGATAATCATCTAATGTGTAAGGCCCTACTGCAGGTAATGCATTTTGTACTATTGCACAAACTTGAGAAGTTGTAATAGTAGGAAAAATAGTTGAACCTGTAGAAATAGAAAGTATGAATTGAATTATACTTTGTTCCACATTAATTAAAGGATCTCCATTACTTATTCCTAACTGAGGAATATCTTCACCTGTGTACCTAACACATTTATCTGATGTAATTTCTACACATCCATTAAAGCAATTTGAGCAAGACATATTTTATTTTATTTTTTAAATTATTTATATTAAGCACATACTATTTCACCACTCAAAATAGAGCAGTTTATTGTTGTAGTGCTAGAAGTTGTCGATATACATACTGAGTTTACTTCTGGACATCTTGGTAAACATCCTGCAGTTAATCTTATAACCTTACTAGCAATATCTTCTACAGAAAAATGTTCTACATAGTTTTCATTCTCCTGTTTCTTTATAAGAATCTCTCTATATTTTAATAGTTGAGTAAGCTCATATGCAGGTGTGCACTTGTTTAACATAAATACAACGTTGTTGTACATGTTATAACTTAGCTCTGCCAATCTGCAATCTATTTTTTTAAGCAGGTCTTTTATATCCCCACCTTTTTTACAATTTGTAAACTTACTTTGTAACATACTATTTTTTGTTTTTGGAACCGTTACAGTATGTGCATAAGCCATTTGTTAACTGGCAACCGCACCCTACTTTTGTCCCACAATTTGCACATTGAGCCATATTATCTAAAATTTACTAAATAGTTAGTACCTGAACAACCACATCCACATTTATCAAGATGATTCAACATTTTATCAGCTTGATCATATAAACGAATTGCTTCTTTATCTGCACAATTATTAGCAGCAGCTATTGCTCCCTGTATGAAGAAATTAATTGTATTAAGATTTACACTAGTTTGTTTTGCTATCTCTCCATCACATTGCATAAGATCTAGTTTTAGAAAAGCATTATTAAACTTTTCTTCTAGTTGAGCAGTGCGTAATATTGTTTTATTTATTGTTATAGTTGTAGGTGGTAATAACTCATCTACTTCTATTGTATATTCCAAACAATATATCCCATCAGGAATATTTTGTCTACAACCTGCCTCAGTTATTCCTAAATCATCAGACCCAAAAACATTTGTCTCATTTATTACAAAAGGTAAAACCACTGGATCAAAACCTGGTGGTGTAATTGTAATAGTTGGATTAAATACTATAGGTGGATCAGTAGGATAGAATGAAGCGTCTGTAACAATAAGAAATAGAGTGTTATTATTACACCCTGTTACTAAATCTAAATTATATTCTAACATACACTTTTATTGTTATTAAAAAAAATGCCAGAAAATGAGAACCTTCTCACCCTCTGGCATATAGTTTATCTACTAATTAAGTTATTAAGGAGCAGCAGTTGTAGTTGTAGTTGTGGTTGGGCAAATAGCACCGTATAAAACACCATCATAACTGTCTACAATATTTTCAATCATATCGTCTGAAAGAACTCCTTGAGGAATTGCAATAATTACTGTTTGATCTTGCATAATATAGTCTCCCCACTGATAAGCTGACTTATCAATTTCGTTGAACTTAATAGTAATTGTGTCATAAATAACACCTGGTGTTACATGAGATTCAAAGTTCTGGTTGAAACCATTCATTCTTAGTAAAGACTTTAAGTAACCAGCTTGATAACTGTAAAAATTCTTTTCTAGTTGAGCAATTTCATCAGAAGTACCTCTTGGATAAGAAGACTGTTGAACATCTGCAACATCAGCAACAGGATCACAATTGTCTGCTACAATAAAGTCTGCAGTAGTTGCAGGTCCTGAATAAACAAATGCATGGAAACGCATTTTATCAAATTCATGTGGATCAGCAGCTACATCACATGGTTGACCATATTTTGTTAAAGGCTTACCTGTAATTACTAATTTTGCAGTAGCATCATTTCCTACTCTTGCAAAAGTGTAGAAAGAATTAAAGCTAATGTTGTCTGGGTTGTTACCTGGAGCTTGTTGCTCTAGTTTTGCAATAAATTGATCAATTAATGCTGGTACATCAACATCTGTACATGGATCACCTCCACAGTCACAACATGGTGCGTTTACAGTTACTGAACGTGTAAATCCATTGAAGTAAAGAGTATCGATGTAAGAAGAGTGAGCACGTAACGTTAAAGTTACCACTTCACCACACTGCACAGTCCAATTATCTACTTCAGTAATTTGGTCAAGTGCTATTGCACAACCTTTTATAGAGTAAAGTTCAGTGATGTTTGCAGGTTGATAAAAAGTATTACTGTTCTTAACAGCTATCTTACCAGATCTTTTAGATCCTTGAAGATAAGTGTTTGATCTACCTTGTGCAACGTAAAAATACGCCTCATTATCTAAGTCATCATTTGTTGGATCAAATGCTGAATAATCAGGATAGAAAAAACCTACTTGACCTGGTGTAAGGTCTTGTGTTGAGCCAGAGCTAGGGAGCGTAGTTTGCCCTACTGGGACTACAAATAATGTAGTCAATGAAAAATCCGCCATTGTTTATATATTTAAGGGGTTATTAATTATTCGTTTGTTTGTATTCTGAACTGTGCGCTTTGTACAGCAGCACTATTTTCAGTATACATTGCTAGATTCTGAACTGTTAAATCTAAAAGTTCATCTTCTAAGTATTCATTTAGTTCACAATCTACATTTATTGAAGGTGTACCATCAAATTGAATATATCCTTCTTTGTTAATGTATACAGGATATCTAAGATACATTATGTTAACATTCTTAGGTGTAAACGTACCATCAGTGTAAACACTTATTGTGTCCGAACTAAGAGCATTTATAGTTTCCTGATATTCAAAACTTGGTTTATAATGATCGTTATTTAATAACACTGATAGATCTCCGTGTTTACTAAGGTCTTCATTAATCCAAATCTTTCTATCTTTACATTTACCTTTATCTGCCATTATGTAACTATTTACATAAAACATATATTTAGGTTCTAATACTGTTACATCAGCATCCCATTGATTTATTTCTGGGTTACTTTCAGTAAGAGTTAAAGGTTGATTAATATAATCTACAACTAAATTTTGTAAATCTTCATACCTTTTTTTAAAAGAATCCATTCCCAATCTACTTGGGACTGAAAAACCATCAACTTTTTGTTTTATCAACTTAATCTGAGCCTCATTCAAAGCTAAGATTTTGTCTTCTAATTGAATCTGTTGATGCTCGTTAGTTGATAGTTTATTTAGTTTTTGGTCTATTTTGTATAATAAACTATCTACTGGTATCATACCTAACGTTTTTTAATAAAACTAGATACTATATTGCAGCTAGTTTTTTAGATTTAAGTTTTCCTTCTAACACTAATAACTCATCTTGGTTATCTTCGTCAATTAAAAACTTTACTAATTCTTCTTCATCTTTTGCTACTTCATATTCTCCTTCATAAACTAAACCACTTGGTTTAACTCTGTAAATTGAATGCTGAATAGCTTGTTTAACTAAATCTTTAATATGGAGTAAATTATCTTTCATATTAGAAAATCTATTAAAAACTTCTACAGGATTTAATCCTTTAAAGCTTCCAGATTTAACTTCAGCTTGTTTCAACATGCTATCTACTTGATTATAAACAGTTTCCTCTTTTGTTTCATTAGTGATAGGAAGACCTAAAAGTCTTGCAACTTTTCTTTTCTTCTCCATACTCATTGAATCAAAACTAATAATGGCTTTGTTTATTAATTGTTTCTTCTTGTAAATGATTGCTGTTTCTATTTCATCATCTACAACATAGTATTGTGTATCAGCAGGAAACTCACCTCGCTCCCAAGCTTGATAGCTAGAAGCAATAGTTGGATGTACTCTCAACCAAGCAAAAGATAGTTCTTGAAAAGTTT